CCGGTTTCTGTCGCTGTCTGCGTAGTGGTCTGAGTAACTGTTTGCGTTATTGTTTTGGTTATGGTTGGCGTTACTGTCTCGGTTATTGTCTCAGTTACAGTTTGTGTTACCGTTTGCGTTATTGTCTGTGTTACCGTCTGCGTTACCGTGGATGTGTCAAGATAAAGTATATCCGCACCGGATTCTTTTGCCGCACTCGCGACGGCGTAAGACGCGTCGCCAAAATTATATATCGTGCCTAAAAAATCCACAACCTGCGCCGTAATTGTTATATTTCCCCCGGCGTTTGAAACGGAATCAAGAGCCCAAAATCGCGTCCTGTCTGACACCATGGTCGGTACAGGCGCGGCGGTAAGATAAGATAGATGTGATGTTATTGTGTCCCAGATAGTCAGGTTCGCGGCAGTGCCGGTTACGTTATAGGTCAGATAATAAGTTATCGTATTTCCTTTTATTACATGGCCGCCGGTCGCGGGATTGGAGGATTTTGAAATTGTAAACGCCGCCGGGTCTACGCCATAAACAACGCCTGCCAGCCCGAAAAGAAAAATAAAAAATAGAAGCAGTCCTGTTTTTTTGAAGTTTAACATTTTATCCTCCCGTTACTGCGTACGGGTCGTTGATGTTCCTGTGTTAGTAACATAATCCACAGCTGCGCTGTTGGCTTTTATTCCGTACATGTCAATCGCCCACGGAAAAGTCCAGCCCGCGGTTGAAATATACCGCAACAGGACGCTGCCGTCATAAATTCTTAAATAAGTTCCCGATGCCGTGTTCGCGAGGCTGTCGATAAAAATTGTAGTTATATTTCTTCCGGGGTTTAGCACAGTAACCGCAGGCACAACGGTTATTTTGCCGCTTGCAGGAGTGGGCTGGAAATAAACTTTACCGGAATAAACTATCGTCGGCGTGGGCGTGGGCGTTGAGGCGCAGAGCAGGGCAGCGAAAGCAAAAAGCAGAACCAGAAGCAAAAACATTGTCTTTTTCATTTTTCAAATCCTCCTTTACGTTTTTAAAAACAAAAAGCCAATAACCCGTGCTGCGTTTCATTTATCCCAATAAGGGTTATTGGCTTTCTTATTTCCAGTTTATACAATACTTCGTTCGTTTTGTCAAGTATTATTTTTTGTTCCACGTGGAACTTTTAATTACATACCCAAATTCTACGACACGGAAAACCTTCCCAGATAGGGATTAAACTTTTCTACTTTTTCCCATTCATGTAATGAGAGCTTGGAATTTAAAGTCGCGGTAATATTAAAACTGCCGACGCCGGGATTTGCTAAATAAAAAGATTGCAGGGTCATTGCCGCCGCGCATTTTGTGACCGGCCCGGCGGTCATTGCCACGCTGTTAAACGCAACACTTGCGGCTGTGGTGGTTATACCCTGCCACTCGATTGATACAACAAGCCCAAGACTCGGCCCTGCCGCGATAACAGCGGCCACGCTGACAGCCGTGCCGTCGCCAGACCCGCCGCCTTTATTGACGTAAAATGGCGAAGCTAAAAGTGTTTGTTGCGTTAAATATATAGTTGCTAAAAATAATAATATTTTTTTCATTTACATTCCCGGCTTGTCAAAACCCTCGTCAGGGTCGCAACTCTTGGGCGGCATGGGGCTCTCCTCGTACTCCTCATCCTGCGTTACGGGGATTAATAAACACCGGCAGTTATATCCGTTCGGCGGCGTGTGCCTGTCCCAGACGGGACTGGTAACGGAATATATCCGCCCGTCCATGCAGGCATGATTGGGCCTTACACGATTATCCAAAATCGCCGAATATTGGTAAGCCTGAACATAACCGTCAAGCGCAGGGTCCTCAAAGTAAGCTTTCCGGCCCTCGTTCATGGCTTCGGTGATATTCGTTCTTATCACATTTTCCAGCCGGTAACCTTTGAGCGCGTCCTCGTCTGTCTGGCCCGCGTCATAATATTCCTGCGTGTCGGTCTGTATCTGGTTTATCGTATCGCGCAGACTGGCTCCGCTTTTTATTGAGTTATACAAAATCACTTTTACTTTTTTGGTTATGTTATCCCGCTCAATGCCCGCCATGTCAAACGCCTTTGAGTCAAAAAAAGCCAGAGCCTCGGTAGGATTTATTTTTCGCAGGTCAATGTCATACTGAAATTTCAAAACATCGCTATATCTGCGGGCCCTGCGCTTCTTGTTTATTATTTCCTGCTTCGCCTGACGCATGGCGTTCTCGTAAGTTTCCCGAAGCATGTCGGTAAAAGTTCCTTTCAACGCCCCAACAGCGTCCGCGTAAAACGAAAGACTTTTTATCGCGTCGTAATTTTTGTTTTCCACGATTTTATTCCGTTGTATTGCCCGTATCATGTCGTCAATACCGCTTTTAATGATCCCGCCTGCTTTGACGATATATTTGTCCTGCGTGCTTTGTGTCGTGCTTTTTATTTCCGCGAAGTCAACCGATTCCTCGTACACCGTAAACTTCCGGCGGCTCACTCCGGTGAATATTTTTTCCTGGTATTTTTTTATGTCGGCCTCGGCGTATACTTCGATATTTTTCGTGGTGACACCGGTGTCGCCCGGAATAGTAGGGTCAGCAACAGCCGCAGCAGGCGTTTCTTCAACCTTGCGCGGCGGAAAGCCCGTAAACTCTCTAATACGCTCCTCATCTTCGGGTATCGGTTTTACCACCTGCCGGTCTATGCCGTCGTAATAAACTTTAATCTTTTCCGTGATGTCATCCTCGACCATTGGTTTAAATTTAAAAATAGGATAATCCTCAACGTCGGGATGATTATAATCAACAAGCCGCTGTATTATCTGCTGGTTAACGGCCTTATCGGCTACGTCCTTTCCGAGGTGCTCGATATAGGATTGCAAAATATCAAAATGCACTTGCCCCAGGGAGCGGGCTCCCTTTTCTCCCGCGTCGCTTGTCAGCGTCTGTCCCATTATTTTTTTTCTTATCTGCCCGTTTATCCACGTCAAAGCTTTTTCGTGGATGTCCGCAGACCGGCCCGAGGCCTCAACCATTTGCAATTCAACTTCTTTTGGAATTGTAAATCCACTTTCCATGCGTATCTGTTTAATGACGTTTAAAAGATAATCGCGTGATTTGTCATCTATGCCGGACGCATGTTTAAGCACCGGAAAAGGATGCCCGAACTTCTCGATAAAAATACCCCAGGCGCGTATGCACACTTTTTTTATGTACCACAAATCATAAAGCTCTCTTATACGCGACGTGCCCCAAATGTTCTCATATTTTTTGTTGAATGAATAAATTATAAACTTGTCAACCGGATATTGGTCGCCGTAACCGAGAGAGCTGATGTTCACTACACCGTTTTGCAGAATATTATTAAAATCATCGGTGAATAAATTCAGATATTTTGGATTCAAACTTTTTATACTCTGTAATCTTATGTGCGGATTGGTTCCGGCATATTTACCTTTCTCCCACGGATTCCAAACCATTTCATTTACCGACACGCCCATTTCCAAAGCGCCCATCATTTCCCGCAGGTCGTCGTCAAAAGACCCTTCGATATTTTCGAGGTTGTATTCAACCTCATCGCGTATCTGCCTGTCGAGGGAGCTGTCGCTGGCCGCCTCTATCTCCCAGCCTTTGGACAGCCGTAAAAGTTTAAGTTCGTCTACTGCCGCGGAAATTTCGTCGTCTGTCATCATTTCGTTAAAAATATCTATTTTCTTTTTAGAGAGCAGCTTGTCCGGGGAATACGGAACAAGTTTCATACGCTTATATATCGCTTCCTCGTTTATCGCCAGCTCGGTACTGTAAAAAGGTTTCTTGCCTTTAACATCTATAAGCTTTTGCCGCTGATACGCTTTTCCCAAACTGCTGTATTTTTTTATTTTTGTTCCAGCCATGATTTAAACCTCCGCCGTAAAATCAGGAAGCCCGTACTCCGCGCCTTCCTGTATATCTCGCAAAATATTTTCAATGCCGCCGGTATCGCTGTCAAGCTCAAAACCCGACACGCCCTTTATATTTTCCCGCAAATGATTTACCGCCTCGTCAACTGTATCGCCAAGCCCGATTACGGTGCATACCGGATTTTTAATAAGCGCTGGCACTATAAAATATTTGTCATCGTATGAAACCAAACAACCCATTTTCACAAAACGCCGCACGTCGGGGTCAACTGTAACCTCCATAAAATTATCCTCGGCCCAGTCCGAGCATAAGGACGTTCCACAACCGTACTTAAAAAGCGGCTTGAGGTCTATAATATTTCCCACCGAAGCCTCCCAGATAAACTCCGCGAGATTTTCCCAGAGCTCAAGGTGCAGGGCCGTGCCTACCGGCATGGGACAGCGCACAGTCGGGTCAATTAAATATCCCTGCCCGCCTGTATCAACTATTATTTCGGACGAGAAAAAACTCCGCGTTTTCATTTCGGAAAAGAACGAAGCCAGTTTATCGTTGACGTTCTTTATCGCGGGCGGAAGGTCGTCGTGCCTTACAACTTTCCCGATATAGCCGGACTCCTTGCGCTCATATCCCCACATGCAATATTTTGTATACTGGCCGTCCACAACAAACCCGTCATACCCGGGCTCCACGCCCTCAATTTTTTTCTCAAGCATGAACTCAACGCTCTCCTGCCTTGGCCCGAGCGAAACAGAAAGTTTATCCAGATATATCTTGCTTGACGGATAATCCTTCGCAAAAAAGGTTTCAATGTCGCCCCTGAAGGTATTCAGTTTTACGTAACAGTTGCCGCCCTTTTTAATTTCGTCCGTAAGCGCCTTGAGTCCCACAACCGTATCTGTAGTTTGCGCCGGCAGCTCAACCGACTTCTGAATTTCACGCCCGTACTTCCGGTTTGTTTCAAGGAACTCCGCCAGGCCCGCGCCGAATACGCGGTAGCCCTTTTTCCTTAGGTACTCGATTATATCCTGCCCGTAGGTGTCAAAAAAACATATCAGGTCAACCTTGTCCACGTAATCCCAGAAGTAATCCACCTTGTACACGCCGAACTTCTCAAGCCCGCGCCCTATCAGAGCCTTGCCGCTGGTCGGCGCCGCGTCCTGCCAGTTAGTATAATAATAAACTTTGCCGAATTTCTCGGCCAGCTTCAGGGCCATTTCTACGCTCATTCCCCAGTCGAGGACGAGAACGCTTTTACTTTTCAGGCTGTCCATTCGTTACTCCTATTTTTTTCGGGCGATAATACTCCAACCTTCTTTGCCATGGCACATATCCTCTACCGTCTGGCATTTAAGTTCTCCATTTTATATCCTTGTTCACAGGCCCGCTCATCGACCTGGTCCCGTCAAAAATATAAAACCATTTCTTTCTTGTGTTAATAACGCACAACGAGCCGACCGGAAACTCAAAAAACTTTTCCGTGAGCCGCGTTATCATCAGCGCTTTGTCGTTCGGCTCAAGCTGTGTCTTCACGCGGATGTCTTCCTTCTGCCGGCGAATGAGGCGTATCATTCGCTCACCTTCCCTTTTCAAAATTTGACATAGTAAAATTTTCCAGGTCGCCCGCGCTTATTCCCGCATCCTCAAACGCGCTATTGTTCGCGAGACTATCGTTTGTGATTTTAAATATATCATTTTTTGCGAACGTTTCAGCCAGCGCGTCTGCCTCGTCAGGACTGTCACCGGATAAAAGCATTTCCCCTTTCGGCTGTATCTGTATTTTGCCGGAGCTGTTAACGCGATACTTTATTCCTTTGAGCTGGTTAATTAAATTTTCGTTATTGTTTATCCGCCCGCCGTGCTGTATCCATTCTCGGAGCAGACAGTAACACTCGGCCCTTAAATTCAAATACGGCGGTACTTTACTGTCCTTACTGCGCTCCTTGCTATCGTCACTTGCGGCGCTGCCCCAAACAACGTTATTGATATTATAATGCTGTTCCTTGAGCCGAGCAGCCGCGCCGGAGCCTATGCCTGTGCCGTCAATAAAAACAAACGGCGCAGCGATATTTTTGTCCCGCATGTATTCGATTACTATTCCGGGCACTTCCATGAGGTCGGGCGTTTTCAGCGATTTATCCACTATTGCTTTTTTATTATCACGCAAAACAAATACGGTATTATTCCCCCCTTGCGCCACATCCACACCAAGCCTTACACCTTCGGCCTTTGTATTTATTTCAACAGGCCCGACCGCGTCCTCAACTTCCTGCTCCGACAGCAGCGGCATATAACCCTCGTCGTCAACAGACCCCGCGCCGGGAAATTTACATTCGTAAAATACGTCAAACAACTTTTCTTTTTTCATTTCAGCGATATATCCAGGCGTAAAACGTCCTTCGGACAGCGCCTCTTTATAGTCAATCCAAATTTTATGATATAATTTATCGGTCTTCATGGTCTTGTAAAAATGATTCCGACGCAACGGATTAGAGGCTTCAAGTATAAAATTATCTTTTTTTCCGCCGACCATGCGCTTAACATAAGCGTATACCTCGTCGCTACACAGCACACTATCGTCCAGTATTATATTTTTTGCGCCCTCTCCCAGCAGGCTCTCCCCCTTTTTTTTTGTATTGATATACTCGGCGCTTATGGTTTTTATTTCACCGCCGCGTTTAAAAGTAATATGACTTCGACTGCGTTCCCGCCGCAGTTTTTCGAGCGCCCCACCCTCGATTACTATCTGCGACGTGATTATTTCGTCATCAAATAAATGGTCTATAATATAACCCATTATAATATTTGCTTTTGATTTTGTCCCACCGACGATGACAAATTTCTCCGGTAAAAGCATGGCCCGTATTATTATCCCGATCGCTATCGCCGTGCTCTTGCCGTATTGTGTGGGTGCTATTAATCCTATACGCGGATATGGTCTCAACGAGATCGCATAAATAATTTTTATCTGGGTTTTTGTGAACAGGAATTGCTGTTTATTTTCGTCCTTAAATAAAGAAAGCAGCGTTTCTACCACTTTTATCGACGCTGCTTTCGTTTTTGTCATTTTATTATTTTACTCATCTGGGTTAAAAGTTTATCTATCTTCGCTATTTGCGTTTCGTCCGCTCCGTGCTCTACCCGCTGTTCGTCCCTGTATCCATGGGAAGCAAGCAACAACCGAACAATGGAACTATTAAATTTATTCATAAGGCCGTAACTAATAAGCCACTTCCCCTGCATTGCCATTATTTTTTCTACCGTGTCACGAAATTCTTCGTGTTGCCGCATATATATATAAACTTTTGGACGCGGAATCTTCAAACAAATAGCTAAACCTTCTATGGTCGGCACCGCTTCGTCTTTTTTAAAAGTAACCGAATACTTTTCTGCTTTTTCCACAAAAGATTTATCATAATTACTCGGACGCCCGACCTTTGCCACTATGCACCTTCTCTCTTCAGTCTTCACTGCTATAAAATATATAATAATTAAATTATTTTGTCAAGTTTTTATTTGCATTTCCGAGAAGGGAAAATCAGCGAACCATTTTTGCCGGTCGTACCTCGTTGTTGAAAATGTCAAGAATCCCGCCGCCAGCCAGTAACCCGCTCGCCATAAATCCCCCTGAAAACAATAAAACACGCAAGCGCAAATATCCAATACCGCCAAAAGATACGGAAATAAATGTTTCATTCCCACGCCCCCATTGGCTTAAGAATCTCTCTGACAGCCATTCCTATGCCCTCGGCTTCCACGCCCTGTGTCATCGCCCTGGCGTGTCTTAACTGCGCCTGCGAATAATCACGCCTGCGCCCCGTACTTGCAGCTGCGCACGACTTACATTTTGTTGCCTGCCCGTGAATTTCAACGCCGCAAATACATTGTTTGCGTTTCATGGCTTCACCTCCATAATTTTCGGCACAGTCCGTTTTTTTATTCTTTCAAACAATCTCGTGATTTGTTTTTTAGTTCCCGTTCTGCCTTCGACAAAACTATTGCAAGAATAATATTCGTGGTTATTTGTTTTTACCATTGCCATAAATATACAGTCCCCGCAATTTATTTTTCTGCAATCAATACCGTACCTTTTCGCTTTCATTTTTTCACCGCCTTTGCTTTTGTTATTGTTATTTTTACTTTGTCGCCCTTTTGTAATTGTATTCCGTCCCAGTTAAATAAATTATAAACAATATCCCGATATGCGTAATTCAAATGATACCAATTTTTTGGAATCACAAACTCAACCAACTTTTTTTTCATTGTCATTTCTCCTTTGCTTTTTCTTTAGCCTTTCAATTTTCATTTTCGTATAACAATAATCGTTTTTATTTTCACAATTCCCGTTTTTCCAATCCTTACAACCAGCGCAGACTTTGCCTTGCAGGTCTTTTATAACAGCCTCGGTATGTTCGCGGGTCATTTTTTATCTCGCTTTAAAATCTCAATGCCAAAATTTATTATTTTTATTTGTAATTTTTCGTATGCGGCGTATGCGTCGTATGCGTCGTATGCGGCGTATGCGGCGTATGCGTCGGCGTTTGTGGCGTATGCGGCGGCGTTTGCGGCGTTTGCGGCGTTTGCGGCGTATGCAGCGTATGCGGCGGCGTTTGCAGCGTATGCGGCGGCGTTTGCGGCAATCCTATTGCCTTCTGTCGGTTCTTTTAGCCACGCTTTTGCCGCTTCTATCGCCTTTCTCGGCCTATTATCTTGTGGATATTTTTTCTCAAA